TTATTGAATCGTCAGAACCACGCGGCCAATCAGCCTGATATCATCAATCCCGCAATCAAACGCTACGCCGATGCCGCTGACGTGCACTTTCCTGACCGGAATGCGCGTTAGCGTCCTGACGCTGGCGGTTCCTTCAATTTCGACCAACCAGACGCCGTCATGCATATCTTCAAAATCGGTATCGATGATGTACTGGGTGGTTTCCGCCAACAGTAAGAAAGCACTGCGCGGTTCCTGTTTCAATGGCGCGTATAACGCTTTATCCAGCATCACATAACCCGCTTCCTCGATTTTGCCGCTGATTAGTTTTTTTCTAACCAGCGTGGGCGTGTCGGGTTTGCTTTCAGAGAATTTTGAGCCTTTGCCTGTGATCAACCATTGCAGGTCTGCGCCCGTTTCCATCACGCACTGTAAAACGATATCTGAAGGAAAAACATCACGTTTATAGCGTGCAGACAGGCTACTTGCTGCAATTCCAAGGTGATCTGCAAGCTGCATTTTCATGGTAAAGCCGTAGGCATCGACAACGCGATCCAGAGCTTCTGCGCTCGAGTTCGGAAATTTGAAATTAGTATAAACGCTCATTTTTATTGACACTTAGATTTAGTCTAAGTATCCTCCAGTTTAAGTTAGCCTTTGAATGATGCAACAGGGTGCGGCTTTATCTGATAACTCAGGATTTTGCCTGATGAGGCTCATTTTTACAATCATCAAGCCAGAACCTTATTGTCGCAATGAGATGCAGGGCTAATGCAGCCAGCGCACGTGGAGAGGCGCGCAAAAGCGCGCTTTCAGGGTCTAAAGCGCTCTCAGGCCGCGGCTGGCGCAGCAACGCGCCCTGTCCGGGGCAATCTGGGGGGAAACCGTCTGCGCACCTGCCGTTTCGCTTAATGCTTAACGAGCGTCATGGATGAGACAGGCGCGAATCCGCCGCCAGTAAAACGTCACTGTAATAACGATGAGGGTATTGATTCGTCAAAACCCGCTGCAACGTTTTCGGAGGAGCCTATGAACCGCACCGTCCAGGTCATCAGTCAGTCATCTGCCGGGCCACGTTTCACCGCAGAGCAAGACTGCCACAGCGAAAAAATGACGTTTGATGCGTTTCGACAGCACTGGCGCTTGCTGCGCGATCACAACCGAAACCCATCGCTTCGCTATTTTAATCGTCAAAATGATGACTTTAAATTTTGCGTATTAACCCTGGCTAACCGCGACTGCCCGGGCATGTTCAGGCTGGAAGACATTGGCAGGCCTTTCCAGTTTTTTGACCAGGCGCGCCGTGAGCACATCATTTTAGCAATGAATAAGCTGGCCCGCTGGGGAAACATGTTGCCGCGTCAGTTCTCAACGGCTGACTGCTTTCTGCCTGAATAAATAAATCACCCCTGACGTGATGACGTAAACCCGTCGGGCATGCCTTTGCCCAAAATCTGGAGAGAAATGATGAATACCGAGACACATCCAATGAACGACGCCATGGCCTTTACCCTCAATAAACTGCTCGATAATGAGCGTAAAGCCTGCGCGCTGGCCGTGGCGAAGCGGCTGAGTGCGATGGCAGCGCACATTACGCGGCAGACGCTAAACGGCATCGAAGCAGCAGAGCTGTTGCGATCTGAAGCTGAGCGTTATGAAAACGAATCAGGTGAGATGCGCTAATGGCAGATGCAATCGATATTGCGCAGCAGCGCAGCGAGGAAATCCTGGCGCAAAATATCGCGCAGGTTACGCAACGTCCTGTGGCGATCGGCGCCTCGCTCTGTGAAGAGTGCGACGCACCGATTCCTGAAGCGCGTCGTCGTGCGCTGCAGGGCGTGACCCGCTGCCTCTCCTGTCAGGAGTTGAGCGAGCTGAGAGCACGTCTTCACTACGGGAATACGCGATGATGTCGTTCGCTTACCCGTGGAACGCCCCGCGGCTGGCGATAGCCAGCCCGTATCTGACCCATGACCAGCAGCAGCACCGTCATCGACAGATTGCGGCGTGGTTGCACGGACAGAAAATTCTTCATGCCCAGCCCAGCATTGTCCAGATGGACGTGAAGCGTCGTCTTGCCAGTCTGGAACAGCAGCAGGGAACAGCCCGGGCCAATGCCTACTTAGCAAAAACCTTTGTTGAGCGCACATTGCCACGTGTTGACGCTGTTAACCGACGTTATCAACTGCATGATATGCGCAAGGGCGTTGTCGCACAGCTGACCCGCAGCATGTCCTGCCCGCAGGGCGCAGCCAGAGCCGCCGGCACGCTGTGGGAACTGATGAAACGCTTTAACCGCCTTCCGGATATGTCCCGTGCCGACACTGATGTGTTGGCAGGGGATATCGCGCATTTCATTCACGCGGAGCTGGTGCAACTGCACACTCACGCCCAAACCGATACGGACTACCGTTATACCCACAGACTGTATATGACCGCGGCGGTGATCACCCGTGAGCTGGGTCTGACGCCGCCTTTATGGGAAACCGTCAGCGCCCGCGTATTCTGCCCTGAAGCGGTGACCTCAGCCATTCTGCGTATGCAGGCGGAAAAATGGTGGAAAGGCCAGCTGCGTCGTATCAGTGCCTTCTGGCGTGAACATCTGCATATCGCCCTGGCAAACGTCAATAAAACGCATTCCCCTTATGCCAGCCTTATGGCCGTAGCGGAATGGCGTGAGCAACGCCGCCGTACCCGTGATTTCCTCCAGGGAATGGATCTGGAGGATGAAGAGGGCAACCGCATCAGCCTGATTGAAAAATACGACGGCAGCGTAGCCAATCCGGCTATTCGTCGTGCTGAACTGATGACGCGTATTCGTGGCTTCGAAACCATCTGTCAGGATATGGGCTTTCGGGCCTGCTTCTACACGTTAACCGCGCCGTCACGCTATCACGCGACCTTGCAGAGTGGTCACCGTAACGCTAAATGGACGGGGGCCAGCCCGGCCGAAACACAGCGCTATCTCTGCTCACTCTGGCAAAAAGTGCGGGCCAAACTGCACCGTGAAAAGATCAGCATTTTTGGTTTACGGGTTGCGGAGCCGCATCATGATGGCACGCCCCACTGGCATCTGCTGATGTTTATGCGCCCTGAAGACGTTAATCGCGTAGACGAGATCCTGCGCCATTACGCCTGCCAGCAGGACAGTGAGGAACTAGACAGCGCAAAGGCACGCAAAGCCCGTTTTCACGTCGAAGCGATCGATCCGGCGAAAGGCAGCGCGACCGGCTATGTTGCCAAATATGTTTCTAAAAATATTGACGGCTATGCGCTAGAGGGCGAGCGGGATAACGAGAGCGGTAAACCGCTAAGGGAGACGGCGATGGCGGTGTCGGCATGGGCAGCACGCTGGCACATCCGCCAGTTTCAGTTTATCGGAGGTGCGCCCGTAACAGTTTATCGCGAACTTCGCCGCATGGCGGACACCGAAACCGCGCATGGCCTGAGCGTGGAATTCGCCGCGGTGCACGATGCGGCCGATGCCGGTCAATGGGCCGACTACATCAATGCCCAGGGCGGCCCGTTCGTTAAACGCGACGCGCTTGCGGTGCGCACCTGGTACCAGCCCGCCGAAAGCTGTAATGCGTTTGGTGAGGAAATCCAGTCAATTAAGGGCGTTTACGCCACTGCTGTTGGTGCTGATACGCCAGTCCTGACGCGGTTAAAGCTATGGAAGCTGGTGCCCAAACGTGCTGAAGATGCGGGCGACGAAAAAAGCCAGTCCGCTTCGTTGTCTTGGAGTTCTGTTAATAACTGTACGGACCCCGTAAGCCGTTTTTATGCCGGAAGTGAGGTATCTGACGATCTGCGCACAGATCCGTGGCGCAGAGGTCACGAAGGCGAAAGGGCTTCCAGGTTTATCTGCCGGGCTTCGCCTTTACGCATTCCTGGCCCTGTTTCAGGCCACGACAGAGGCGATGCTTCTCCTGCGGCCCAGCCAACGGTGAGGATTTCTTTTTCGCCCTGACGTGACGAAAAGGCGGAGTGAAAACCTGCTGTTTTGGATGGGTAAATGAAGAAAATCTATTGATTTTTCTTACGCTTCTGGCGTGAGTGTGCCTTCACCTGTCTGGCAGGCAGTACAACAAAAGTTGATGCCTATCAACATGATATAATTTTTTACGAACTATCTTAAAACGCTTCCACAGTTAATGAATGCTATGCTACTGTATGTATGTACAGTATTTATTTTGGGGGAGGGAATTGTGGGAAATGAATTACATGAGCGAGTCATGCTTGAACGCGTCGAACTTATCGCCAGGCTTACCAGTGAAGGAGCCTGCCGGGAGCGTGACAGGGAAATCGCGTTAAATTTGATCGCTGAAATCGCTGCGAACTACACCCTTTCCGATAACCACTTTTCTGTTGTCTTTGCGGCGACGCCTTTAAAAAAATCATGATGGCGACGCGTTCACTGTGACATCAGGACGGTTGTCCGTTGCCTGAGCCATCTTAACGGATGAGAGGGTTCAGGCGCGGGCAACAGCAAAACCGGGCCAGTGCGTTTTATCGCTGACATTGCGTCATGACCGACCGAAAACGCCGGGCATCTGCTGCCTGCGGGCGTTTGCAGTAACCCCTGTTCGCCAGGCGTAGTCTTCCCCCACCTTTACTGAATAACATTATCCAGGCCGCTTTCCTGTCAGCGTTCGCGGCAATCTTTTGGTTACTGCCCCTTTCCTGTTGCTGGCTTACGACCTCTCCCGGTCGTCGCTGTGAAAGCAAATACGCTCACGTCATCCCAGCGCTTTCGCGACCCTTCCATCGGCGCCCGCATTCAGGGTGTAACCCTCTGCCCGCCCAGCCTTGAGCGGACGGCCTTGCGTTGAGCAAGCGCCTGCTGAGGCACACACTACTTCTGACAAGCGGCAGGCACAGCAATCTCTGGATCGCTCTGCGCGAAGGCCAATGCACATCGCGTATCCGGGTTATCCGGATTCGGCTTCAGGGCGGTTTGGTGGCCCGACGGTGCAATTCTCTGAACAGGTTTCTGTTGGCCAACGGGGCCTTTATTGCCTGTCACCACGACAGCGGATGTTCTCAACTTATCGCCTACTCGACCATGGCTTTTACGCTCATAAGGGGCCAATCAATGCTGATTTACGCACAACAGGAAGAAACCGTTGATGAGATCTGCTGGCGTTACTACGGACGCACGCAGCAGGCGGTTGAACAGGTTTATGCCGCCAATCCTGGCCTGGCAGAACAAGGCCCAACATTACCGCACGGATGCAGAGTGGTGTTACCGGAGCTGCCTCAGGCGGCCACGGGTGAAACCCTCAATCTGTGGGATTAGCGCCAATGGAAAAAATCAGTTCTCTGATTAATTACCTCATCGGGATCGTCCTGATGTGGTTTGGACGTCACACACCGCAGGATATCGCCTTTATGGTTGGCTCTGGCGTCGCCGTTTTGACCATGTGCACCAACGTTGCGACGTTTTTTATCAACTGGCACTACCGTCGCAAAACTTACGAGCTACAGCAGCGCAACTTACAGGGGCTTAACTTTGAGCCAGACCGCTAAACGTTGCGCCGTGGCGGCCGTACTGGCCCTGGCCGCGTTGCTACCGCAAATCAACATGCTGAAAACCTCTGAAGCCGGCCTGAAGCTGATTGCCGATGCAGAAGGCTGCCGCACCTCGCCCTATCAGTGCAGCGCCGGCGTCTGGACCAACGGCATTGGTCACACGCAAGGTGTTACCCCGACCAGCGTGGTGAACGAGCGCCAGGCCGCAGTAAACCTGGTTTACGACGTGATGCGCGTTGAACGCGGGATCGACCAGTGCATGCCACGTGAAATGCCGTTCCAGGTTTATGACGCGGTGGTGTCATTCGGTTTTAACGTTGGCGTGCACGCCGCCTGCCACTCAACGCTGGCGGGATTGATCAACAGCGGCCGCTGGCACGATGCCTGCCTGCAGCTTAAGCGCTGGGTATATGTCAAAGGCACCTACAACCCGGGCCTGGATAACCGTCGTCAGCGCGAAATGGCGTGGTGTTTAAAAGGAGCGGCATGATGCGACTGGTTGCACTGGCGATCGCCATTTTGCTTATTGCCCTGGGCTTAACCGGCTGGCGCCTTAGCGTGATGACTCATCAACGGGATGAGGCACAGCGCAGGGTGATTACGCTGACGGCTGACGTCAGCAGCCGGGACAAGGCGCTGGCCCAACTCGATGCGGATATCCAGGCTAGCCGAAAACGCGAGGCGGCGCTGCGGCTGCTTCAGAACCAGGCCAGCGCGCAGGCGCTCCATCGTGAAACCATTATCAGAAGAGAAACCGATGCCAATCCCGCTTTACGTGCCTGGAGCGCTGCTGCTTTGCCTGCTGACGTTATCCGGCTGCACAGCCGTCCGGCCTTCAGCAATGCCCGAGATTATCTGGACTGGTTGTCCACGCGTGACAAGTTGCCCCATTCCGGAAAACAACCTGCAGACGCAGGGTGATTTGGCGGCGGATAACCGCCAGTTAGAGGCTGCGCTCGCATCGTGCGGGTTGCAGATTGAGATGATTAAAGCGTGCCAGGAGCAGCATGATGTTGAAAGCGACCCAACTACGCCAGGTGCTGATAAACAGCGTTCCGCTGCTTCAGCAAAATCCTGACAACCTGACGATAGCGATTCAGTCCGGAAACCTGGTTTCCACGCTGGCCAGCTCGCTGTCGTTTGAATACCACTTCCAGCTGGCCGTCACGATTTCTGACTACGCAGAGGATATCGATCTGATCATGGTTCCCCTGCTGACATGGCTTCGGGAAAACCAGCCCGACATCATGGTTTCGGATGAGAAACGTCGCACCGGCTTTACCTTCACCCTTGAGGCAACCGGCGATGGGCGCAGTAAGGTGAATATCACTCTGCAACTGACCGAACGCGTCTGTGTTGAGCAGCAGAACGGCGCATTACACATCACGCATCTGCCAGAACCGGCTATGCCGGAAAATGTTGAGCGCCCCTGGCAGTTGTACATCAAAGGCAAGCTGGTCAGCGAATGGAAAACATAGCGATAACCCTTATCCGCTGACGCGCTGTTTAGCCATCCCTGGGTAAACGGCATTCGATTGCCGCTTTTCTCCTGCAACGAGAAACTAATGCCATGAACGAGCAAATATTAGAAATCAAGCGCTTGCTGCGCAACATGGTCCGCATTGGCACCGTTGCCGCCATCAATCTGGAGGCGGGAACCTGCCGGGTAAAAACCGGCGATAACACCACTGACTGGCTGCACTGGCTAAGTGCCCGGGCGGGAAGAACCCGTTCATGGAATGCGCCGTCGCCAGGCGAGCAGGTGCTGATCTTAAGCCTGGGCGGTGAGCTGAACAGCGGCTTCGTGTTACCCGGCGTGTTCTCTGACGCCAGCCCGGCGCCCTCGGCCTCTGCCGATGCGCTGCACTACTCTTTTCCCGATGGTGCGGTCATTGAATACGAGCCTGCAACCGGCGCGCTGAAAGCCGAAGGGATTCAGACGGCGACGATCAAGGCGGCTGTCAAAATCCTGCTGGATACGCCAGAGGTGGAGTGCACCACGTTACTGAAAACCGCCACGCTGGAAGTGACCCAGGGCGGCACCATGAAGGGCGATGTGTCGCACAGCGGCGGCAGCTTCGCCTCCAACGGCAAAGTGCTGCATACGCACCAGCATCCGGGCGACAGCGGTGGCACCACAGGAGCACCATTATGACAACAGCACGCTACACCGGCATGAGCCGCGAAACAGGCATAACCCTCGTTGAGCTGGAGCATATCCGCCAGTCCGTCCGTGACATTCTGACGACGCCGCTGGGATCGCGGGTGATGCGCCGTAACTACGGTTCACTGTTGTCGGCGCTAATCGACCAGCCGCAGAACGACCGGTTGCGCCTGCAAATCATGTCGGCCTGTTATATGGCGATCCTGCAGTGGGAGCCGCGCATCAGCCTGACTGCCATTAATTTTGAATCTGCGTTTGACGGCGGGATGGTGGTGGAAATCACCGGCAACCGTGCGGACACCGCGCAGGATTTTTCGTTAACCGTCCCTGTGAGTTGAATCATGCCTACTATCGACCTGAGCCAGCTGCCTGCGCCAAACGTGGTGGAAACGCTGGACTATGAAACGCTGCTTGCCGAACGTAAAGCCACCTTGATTTCGCTCTATCCTGCAGACGAGCAGGCATCGGTTGCCCGGGTTCTGGCGCTGGAGTCCGACCCGCTGGTGAAACTCCTGCAGGAGAACGCCTACCGGGAAGTCATTCTGCGTCAGCGCATCAACGAGGCGGCCAAGGCGGTGATGGTGGCCTGGGCCAATGGCAGCGATCTGGATCAACTGGGTGCCAACAACGGCGTGACGCGGCTGGTGCTGACGCCGGCGGATACCAGCGCTACGCCGCCCGTTGAGGCGGTAGTGGAGCGGGATGAAGACTTCCGCGCCCGCATTGCCGCCGCGTTTGAAGGGCTGAGTGTTGCGGGGCCGTCCGGTGCTTACGAATTTCATGCACGCAGCGCCGATGGCCGTGTAGCCGATGCTTCGGCTATCAGTCCCTCTCCCGCCAGCGTCACGATTACGGTGCTGTCCCGCGAAGGCAACGGTGCGGCGGGGAGCGACCTGCTGGCGATCGTGAATGCCGCGCTAAATGATGAAGATGTTCGTCCGGTTGCTGACCGGGTTACCGTCCAGTCGGCTCAGATTGTGGATTACCGCGTTGACGCCACGCTGTATTTGTATCCCGGTCCCGAGGCGGAGCCCATCCGTGCCGCATCCGAGGCGAAGCTCAAGGCATTTGTAAACACCCAGGCACGTTTAGGCCGCGATATTCGCAAGTCTGCGCTGTATGCCGCGCTGCATGTAGAAGGTGTACAGCGCGTCGAACTGGCCCAGCCGGTGGCCGATGTGGTGCTGGATAAAACCCAAGCCGCGTTCTGCACCGGCTACCAGATCACGGTAGGAGGTTCCGATGAGTAAACGCCTGCTGCCAACGGGTTCATCAGCCCTGGAAGTTGCCGCGGCTGAAGCCTGCGCAGCGCTGGAATCCATTCCTGTTCCTTTGCGCCAGTTATGGAATTCGCAGACCTGTCCGGTAGAGCTACTGCCTTACCTGGCCTGGGCCTGGTCGGTGGATCGTTGGGATTCGGGCTGGAGCGAAAGCACGAAACGCAGCGTGGTTGCTGCATCGGAATATATCCATAAACACAAAGGGACGATTGGGTCGCTGCGTCGTGTGGTGGAGCCACTGGGCTACCTGATTCGCATTAAGGAATGGTGGCAAACCAATGAAGCGTCCGGCACCTTTCGCCTTGATGTCGGCGTACTGGAAACCGGTATTACCGAAGCGATGTACAACGAGCTGGAGCGGCTGATTGCCGATGCCAAGCCGGTGAGTCGCCACCTGACTGGGTTATCCATCAACCTGGACAGCACCGGCACCGTTCCTGTTGCGGCCGCCAGTTACAGTGGCGATGAGCTTACTGTTTACCCCTATACACCTGAAGTTATCACCGCAGGCGGTTCCGGTTACACCGGCGCAGCGGTCCATCTTATTGACCTGACGGAAGTGAGAGCATGACAACGAAATATTTTGCCCTACTGACCAATCAGGGCGCGGCAAAGCTGGCCAATGCCGCGGCCCTGGGAACCCAACTGCAGATTACCCAGATGGCGGTGGGTGACGGCGGCGGTGTTTTGCCTACGCCCGATCCTGCGCAGACCAAACTGGTGGGCGAAAAGCGCCGTGCCGCGCTGAATTCGCTGAAGGTGGATGCCGCGAACAGCAGCCAGATTATCGCTGAACAGATTATCCCTGAAGGCGAAGGCGGCTTCTGGATCCGTGAGATTGGCCTGTATGACGCCGACGGCGTGCTGATTGCCGTCGCGAACTGCGCGGAAACCTACAAGCCGCAACTGCAGGAGGGCAGCGGTCGTACTCAGACCGTGCGCATGATCCTGATCGTGAACAGCACCAGTGCCGTCACGTTGAAAATTGACCCTTCAGTTGTGCTCGCCACGCGCCAGTATGTGGATGACAAAGTCATCGAGGTGAAAGCCTACACCGACGACGTGATGAAGAAGCATATCGATGCGGCCAATCCCCATAGCCAGTATCTGCAAACGGCTAAAGCGCTGGCAGAAATTAAAGACGCGGGGCTGGTGGCGGAGGTTCTTAAAAACCTCGGTTTGGGAGAAGGCTCCGCTTTGCCGGTTGGGGTACCTGTTCCATGGCCGTCAGCGAACCCGCCAGTGGGCTGGTTAACCTGTAATGGCGACGCTTTTAGCGCGACGGATTATCCGCTCCTGGCGAAGGCCTATCCATCGCTTAAATTACCAGATCTACGTGGAGAGTTTATTCGTGGTTGGGATGCTGGGCGTAGTGTTGATATTGGTAGAGGAATCTTAACATCGCAACAGTCTACGACCCTCAGAACTGCGATGCTTGACTACTATAACCAAGACGCAACGGGTGCTAATGGTGCAGTCGGTTTAGGATTCAAAAATGAAGACTCAATATTCGATATACAACAATCTGGCTTTAAAATGCCTGATGGAACCGATCCGGGCAGTTATGCCGGATTGATTTCAGATAACGGTATGAGTGCAACCGTTATTACCAGTATAAACTCTGGAGTATCGAAAGCTATAACGATCAGGCCACGTAATGTAGCATTCAACTATATAGTGAGGGCTAAGTAATGTCTGATATAATCGTTTCGATTTTTAATGAATATTTGCATTTGGTGAAATTAATGGGAATAAAATATCATCAATACAACTCCCTACATGGCCTTAACCTACATGACAGGATGCGTGTTTTTAAAATGAATTAACATTATGGTCAATTTTTTGAAGAGCATTTATATAAAAATATTTCGGGTTTTTATAACCACATGTTCGTCATCTTGTCAAATTGTTAGCGTTTATCGTTGCGAAGCTGTTTGCACCACTAAAGCAGGGAAGTTAGTTATTTTAACTGAATTCGGTGTTTCTACCATCACAGTTCCTGATTCAGAACTCTGTGTGTGAGATCACGAAGACTGGGGTGAGGTGCAGAGAAAAATAGAAAATGGATTTTCAACAGTATTTATCAGGTTATTTCTGATTGGAGGGTTTAGCTTTTTCATAATAATATAAATATTAATGACAAGGAGAAAACATCAGCCTTAATGGTGGATAAGTCTGTAGTAAAATCCGTCTATGATTCGACGACTCCTGACGTTAATCGTCTGCAATGGAATTAATAATTTCAGTTCGCTAAGAAGTAACAGATAGCGAGGATCGTTATCTGTTACTTCACCTTTATTTGGATGGTTTCTATTATCTTGTGGGCAGGTAAATATAGCAATCACTTGTTCTTTTGAGTCATTTTTAAAATGAAATTAACCTCTGGCAGTCTGAACTACAGCCAGGGATGATTAGTGATAAATGACAAGGCCAGCCTGATCAATTGGCTGACCTATATCAGGGGATTAAAAGAAGTTAAAACTACTAACGTACCAGATATCACATGGCCTGTGCAATCGGAGGTGTCGGCCAACTAATCTCAGGTGCTGTCGAAACATCCACGACCTTCACAGCAGATTTATATGCCATCCATGCTGAAAGCTTTGCTTTATCAGTATCGCTAATCTCTCCAAGCAATAATTCAATTCGCCAGTCAGATATCATTATTTCAACTTCACTCAAAAGTTCTCGACGAAATTTCTCAGCACTTGCTATATCTGCTTCGTGTTGGGCCACCAGATCCAAAATCCAGTTATCCCCGTCCCATTTATCATATTGTGAGCCTGGCTTTTTGGGCGTGGTACTTATTGGATAATCTCCCAAATTTTTTATAATAAATGGTTTTCCGTTTGTAATATCATAAACGGTTTCACCCCGATGATCGCTAACGTACTCCCAGGATAAAAGATCTTCAGTCCTGCAAACTGCCATTCCATCCTTATTTTTTAAAGGCACATCGATACATGAATTGGCAGGAATGCCAACACCTAAAGCCAGACTTTCAATGCCGGATGAAAGGTATTCACGTGAGATCTCATCGAAATTATAAACTCTGACGTCCCCAGCCTTAACGGCTATAAAGTTTTTATCTAATTCAGCCTGATTCATTATGCAGCCCTTACAATGTAATTAAATGCGATATTCCTAGGGCGCATGGTTATCCATACAGAACCCTCTTTACTGTAAACTATATTACTAGCGCCTCCACTAACGCCATTATCCTGAGCAAGACTGTTTGTAAGATCTGAATTATTGGGTGCCCGATAAATACCGCCTGGCGATGCTACTGACTTAGTTACAAAGTCGGCCCCAGAATAGGCCATACCGATATAAACACCACTACTGTCAACATCACTACCGTTATAATCCATCATGCCTGTACGAAGATAAGTCGGAATCTGGGCTGCTAATAACTCACGGTCAGAATCGACTCCCCGCCCATCATCCCATCCACGAATAAACTCCCCACGTAAATCCGGTAATTTTAGTGATGGATAGGCCTTTGCCAGAAGCGGGTACTGAGCAGAGGTGATAGCTGCACCATTACATTTTAACCAACCAGTTGGCGGGTTCGCGGATGGCCACGGAACCGGCACCCCCACCGGTAAAGCGGAGCCTTCTCCCAAACCGAGATTTATACGATGATTCAGGTTTCTGCATAACCAGAGCTACGGATGCCATAATGACTAAAGCCCGCAATAGCGGGCTTTAGTCATTATGGCTGTATTGGCCATTCAATATCTGGCGTTTTACTGAGATCAATTCGACTTAGCGCGACACGGTAACGTTTCCATTCATCAAGATGTGTGATTTCAGTGTTAGTTGCGATACCAATATCAACAGCATCCTGCAACGGTGCTATCGTCCGGCTGGCCAGATCCATTTCAGTATTCAGTCGGCTGCTTGCAATAAAGATGCTTTCTTCCGCTTTAGTAATCGGCGCGGAAAAAACACCATCGCGCCAGATATCATTCACGTTAGGTTGTTGATCCATTGTGCTGATATCCATCCATATCAGCGATGGGTGATAGAGTTCTTTAGGCTCTATGCTAAGTGAAATAATTTCCGCAACGCGTTCTTCTTCAAGACGAACATAGGTTTTCATTAAGAATACTCCTCAACATAAATCACACCGTGAGAGCCAAAATTTCCAATAAAGGGATTTTCGCGAATGCTGCCCCCACCGCCCGTACCGAAAGACATTTGACGGCTGAGCGCTGCGCCTTCCACGCTACGAATAGCACCGCCCCAATAACTCACGCCACCATCACCCGAGCCGCCGCGGTAGACATTATTGTTGTCAGATATAACGCCTGGCGCATCACTACCGTCCCCACCCTGGATATTAATGTCGCCGCCAACTGCTATTCCTCCTCGACCTCCATCTGAGCCCATTGCCGGTGTGCCGCCATTGGCTGCTGTAATAATCCCATTGAAGGTGCTGCTTGTAGCCGAAGAGGTATCGTCCCCTCCACGTCCGACGACACCTGTATAGGTTTTAGTGTCGTCAATATTCAGCCATGCGATAGCCGTCGCGCCCGCACCACCACCCGCCCCCCGGGATCTATAATTTGAACCCCAGCCTAGAAAGCCGTAACCACGAGCGCCGCCGCCAGTGAGCGTGATTTTGATTCGTTTGGTGCCAGACGTGGGTTTGTAGTTCACCGTGCCGGGTAGGGAAAATATTTGTTGGCTTATAAAACGCCCCGAAAACCGTTCAGTCAAACCGAGGTTTTGATGAAACAAACCCCTGGCCCGCCTCACCTGCACAATGGCAAACTCCTCACCTTTTACCGGAGGAAAAACGATGCTGATTGGCTATGTCAGGGTGTCAACAAATGACCAAAACACCGATTTGCAACGGAATGCGCTGCAGAGCGCAAATTGTGAACAGATTTTTGAGGATAAAATCAGCGGTAAGACCAGTGAACGGCCTGGTTTAAAGCGGGCGCTGCGGACGTTAAAAGAGGGCGATACTTTGGTGGTATGGAAGCTCGATCGACTGGGCCGCAGCATGCGTCACCTGGTCATGCTCACCGAAGAGCTGCGCGAACGCGGGGTAAACTTTCGTAGCCTCACGGACAGCATCGATACCAGCACACCTATGGGCCGTTTTTTCTTTCATGTGATGGGCGCACTGGCGGAGATGGAGCGCGAATTGATTGTCGAGCGAACGCGTGCCGGCCTGACCGCTGCGCGTGAGAAAGGACGCATTGGTGGCCGCCGGCGCATTATGACACCGGAAGTCGTTGCCAGAGCGGAACGCATGATGGCGAATGGCGCCACGCTTCATCAGGTTGCACTCGTATTAGATGTTTCAACCAAAACCATTTATCGTTATATTCCAGCGCCAAAACAGCACCATTTACGCGGTTCTTCTTACTGAACGATCAGCAAACCGCAATCGAATGCATCCTTTTCACTGACCTGACACTCTGAGCACACCCACAACACGGAGTGCTACAGATGTCTGATTTTCATCACGGTGTCCGCGTCGTCGAAGTCAATGACGGTACACGCACCATTTCAACAGTTTCAACCGCCATTGTTGGCATGATCTGCACCGCAGAAGATGCTGATGCAACGGCATTTCCTCTTAACACACCTGTTCTGCTGACCAACGTGCAGGCAGCTATCGGTAAAGCCGGCACCAAAGGCACGTTAGCAGCCGCGCTGCAGGCGATTGCTGACCAGGCGAAGCCGGTAACCGTCGTGGTTCGCGTAGCAGAAGGCGCGAGCCAGGCTGAAACCACCTCTAACCTGATTGGCTCGACGGATGCGAACGGTAAATACACCGGCATGAAGGCGCTGCTCAGCGCGCAAACGCAGCTGGGTGTTAAACCGCGCATTCTTGGCGTGCCGGGTCTGGATTCGCTGGAAGTGGCGACAGCGCTGGCCAGCATTGCCCAGCAGCTGCGTGGCTTTGCCTACGTCTCTGCCTGGAACAGCAAAACCATCTCTGACGCCATGAAGTACCGCGAAAACTTCAGCCAGCGCGAGCTGATGGTGATCTGGCCAGATTTTATTGCCTGGAACACGGCAACCAATAAATCTGAAATGGCTTATGCCACCGCACGTGCGCTGGGTCTGCGCGCCAAAATTGACAACGACACCGGCTGGCATAAAACCCTGTCTAACGTGGGCGTCAATGGCGTGACGGGTATCTCTGCAGATGTTTTCTGGGATCTGCAACAGACCGGCACCGATGCCGATCTGCTGAACGAAAAGTGTGTTACCACGCTGATTCGCAAGGACGGTTTCCGTTTCTGGGGCAACCGCACCTGCAGTGACGATCCACTTTTTGCCTTTGAAAACTACACCCGTTCAGCACAGGTGCTGGCCGATACCATGGCGGAAGCGCACATGTGGGCCAACGACAAACCGCTGACGCCAGTACTGGTACGCGAAATCATCGCCGGTATCAATGCCAAGTTCCGTGAGCTGGTCAGCGCCGGTTATCTGCTGGGCGCCAACTGCTGGTACGACGAAAGCGCCAACGATAAAGAGAGCCTGAAGGCGGGCAAACTGTTTATCGATTACGACTACACGCCGGTGCCGCCGCTGGAAGATCTGACCCTGCGTCAGCGCATCACCGATACCTATCTGGCGAACTTCGCCGCATCCGTAAACAGCTAAGGAGCCGGATAAATGGCACTGCCACGTAAACTCAAGGGGTTGAACCTCTTCAACGATTCAAACAGCTATCAGGGCATCGTCACCGCAGTTACGCTGCCGAAGCTGTCACGCAAGCTGGATACCTACCGCGCTGGCGGTATGAACGGTGCGGCATTCATTGATAACGGCCTGGACGATGCGGCACTCGATATGGAGTGGACGCTGGGTGGGATGGATGAGCTGGTATTAAGCCAGTGGGGCGCGATGGCGAACGTACCGCTGCGTTTCACCGGTTCTTATCAGCGTGATGACACCGGCGAAGAAATCGCCGTGGAAATCGAAGTACGCGGTAAGCACCAGTCCTTTGACTTCGGTGAAGCCAAACAGGGCGAAAACACCGAAACCAAAATCACCAGTAAAAACACCTATTTCAAACTGACCTGGAATGGCAAAGAGCTGATTGAAATCGACACCGTCAACATGGTGGAGAAGGTCAACGGCGTCGATCGTCTGGAACAGCGCCGTAAAAACCTCGGCCTGGTGTAATAACAACGGCCGGCGCGTCCTGCGCTGGCCCTCTTGATTGGGATGGAGAAAAAATGGAACAGCTTGATAAGCCAGAACTGAAAGAAAACCTGGTGGTGCTGGAAAGCCCGATTTCACGTGGCGATGTGGTGATCGCTCAGGTTGAGCTGATGAAACCGACCGCCGGCGCGCTGCGCGGTGTGCGGCTGGCTGATCTGGCCTCGTCCGATGTGGATGCCCTGTTGATGGTGCTGCCCCGCATCACCATGCCATCGCTGACCAAAGCAGAGTGCAACGCACTGGACCCAGTTGACCTGATTGCCCTGGGCGGCAAGGTGATTGGTTTTTTGTCAGCGAAATCGGCCGCGTAAGCTGGCCCCGCGATCTGACGGTCAATGACCTGATGGCCGATATTGCCAGCGTTTTTCACTGGCCACCCTCAGAAATGTATCCCATGTCGCTGGAAGAGTTACTCGACTGGCGGCATAGAGTGATGATCCGCAGTGGAGTAACCTCAGATGAGTAACACGCTCAAGCTGCAAGTGCTGCTGGAAGCGGTTGATCGGGCTACGCGCCCGTTCAATGCCGTACGTAAAGAAACCGAAAAGCTGTCTGCGGATATCCAGGAAACGCAGGATCGCCTGGACGAGCTCAACGCCAAATCCGCGCAGATTGAAGGGTTCCGTGAAACCCGCAAAGAACTGACGCTGACCCAACAAAATCTTAAAAATACCCGGGCAGAAGCAGCGGCACTTGCCATTCAACTTAAAAACACCCAAAACCCTACCGCGGAACAAACCCAGGCGCTGGATAAGCTGCGTCAGTCGGCTAACGCGCTGCAGCAAAAAAACCTTCAACTGCGTCAGTCAGTGCAGGATCAGCGCCAGTCCCTGAACGAGGCGGGAATTTCCACGCGCCGGTTGAGCAGCGAGCGCCAGAAGCTGAATCAACAAACAGAGCGCACGACATCCACCCTCAATGCGCAGGGTGAGTCCATGAATCTGCTAAATCAGCGCCAGGACAAGCTCAACCGCACCCGTGAACGTTACCGTGCGGGCATGGCGCTGGCAGATAACGTACAAAGCGCCAGTTCGAAGGCCAAAGACTTTGTCGAGAAGGGCCGCAAAGTTATCGATTACCTGTCACCCAGTGACGCGAAAGACGGCAAGGGACGCGTTGACGGGCAGGGCGCGGGCAATATCACAGAACTCAATAAGGCGATGGCCAGTGTCGGCCCGGTGGCAAAACAGGCGGGACTGAGTGTTGGCCAGACTGCGGCCATGATGGGCGTGCTGGCGGAAAACGGTATAACGGGCAGCCAGGCAGGCGCCGGCGCCAGTGCGATGTTAACGCACGTTCAGGCGCCTGATGCCAGCGCAGACAGCGCGCTTAAAGCGTTGAATGTGCAAACCGCTGACGACCAGGGCAACAGTCAGCCCATTTTCGCGGTGCTCAGCCAGGTGCAGGCGGCGTTTGAGAAAAACAAGCTCGACGCTGCCCAGCAGGCCACTTATCTGCAGGCAATATTTGGTGAACAGGGCGCCGCACCTGCCGCAGCATTGATGAAGGGCGCGGCCAGTGGCCGGCTGGATCAGCTCTCTCAGGCGCCCGCTGCCCAGCCGCCTGCAGCAGATGCCTCTGTGGATACTAACCTGCAAGCTATCAGTCAGGACGGCTTATCCGTTCAGTCCGTTCTGACCGGCGTCATGAATATCAATCCTCAACTTTCTGACAGCCTGCTGACGCTGGCGGCAGGTGGGCTGACCTTGGTGGATTCCCTGGCCAGCGTCGGGAACATTGCCTGGCCGGTCATTAGCGGGCTGAGCACCATCATGGCGGGCGTGGAGCTGCTGGGCGGTGCATTTGCCATCATCGGCGGCGCCATTACGGCCACGCTGGGAGCGATCACGCTGCCGGTGGTGGTGCTTGGTGCCGCTATCGCGGCGGGGGCCATGCTGGTTTATCAGTACTGGGAACCGATTAGCGCCTTTATCAGCGGCATCGCTCAGGGCTTTAGTGCAGCGATGGGGCCGATAAGCGACGCGTTCGCGCCGCTGAAGCCGGTATTTGAGTGGTTCAGCAATAAAGTGTCCGAGCTGGGAGCCTGGTTCTCAAAGCTGCTGGAACCCGTGAAGTTTTCTCAACAGGAACTGGCCTCGGCAGGTGAGATGGGACAGCGCTTCGGTAATATGCTGGCGACGGCACTCAAATTACCCGGTGAAGCCCTGAATCAGCTGCGGGGCGGCATTGACTGGGTGCTGGGCAAGCTTGGCATCATCGATGAGAAATCTGACAAGGTGAAAGACAAGCTGCCTCCGCCCAAAATGCGCGAGCAGGATGAAGAGGATGAGGATAACGCGGATGCCCGTCCGGCCGCATCGCGCGCCAGCCTGAACAGCACGCTCAATCAGCCTTTGCCCTCGGTTAACAATTCAAACGTGGATAACCGTCAGCACACGGTCACCAACAATATCTATGCGACAGGTGAGCCTCAGGCGATTGGACAGGCCGTTGCGCAGTATTCCACTGCATCGCCATGGTCCACGTCTGACCATAGCTATAACTCCATGTTTAGTCTGGATTAATTAACCATGATGATGATATTAGGCATGATGCCGTTTGTACGGCAAACCCTTCCCTTCGACAATTTACAGCATGACATTACCTATCGCTGGGCGAAAAACAGCCGCGTGGGGCGTCGTGAGTCGACCCAGTTTTTGGGCGGCGGCGACGATAAAATCAAGCTTTCTGGCGAACTCCGGCCTGAAATCACCGGCGGCAATGTCACACTGCTGGCGCTGAAGACTATGGCCGATGAAGGGCTGGCGTGGCCGCTGATTGGCGGCAATGGCATTATTTACGGCATGTTTGTTGTGACGGATTTCTCGGCCACGCATACGGAGTTCTACAGCGACGGCAGCGCGCGCAAGATAGGCTTTACCCTCAACCTGATGCGGGTAGACGATTCACTAACCAGTATGTTCGGGGACTTAAAAAGGCAGGCGGAAGAACTGCAAAACCGGGCCAGCGACGCAGCGCAACGGGTCGGCTCTGTCATCAACAGCGCCACTTCTGCGCTGAATGGAGGGCGCTGAGATGAGCGATATCGTCCCGATTCCGGTGCCCCTGCGCGTTGCGCCTACGCCGGACTTTACTATCAAAATTGAGACGAAGGATAAAACGGAAGATATTCGCCCACGGCTGATTTCTCTGAAGTTGACGGACAACCGCGGCCTGGAGGTCGATCAGCTGGACCTGGTGCTCGACGACAGGGACGGCCAGTTGGTCATGCCGCCCTTTGGCGCAAAAGTGGTCTTAGAGATAGGCTGGAAGGGGCAGCCGCTTGCAGATAAGGGCTCCTACATCATTGATCAGGTCACCTACCAGGGCGCGCCGGACACGATAACGGTTGTCGCCCGAAGCGCCGATTTTAGCGGCTCGCTCGATGTTAAAATCACTGATTCATATCCAGACATGACGGTTGGCGAGGTTGTGGACAAAATCGCGAAACGTAACGGACTTACCTCCGACGTGCGGCCGGAGATAGCCAAAAAAAAGATTAAGCATATCGATCAGACGCAGGAAACGGACGGCACGTTCATTACCCGGCTGGCTATGCTGGTTGGCGCGGTGGCGGCAATAAAAGATAAGACGCTACTGTTCTTTCCCCCCGGGCAGGGCGTGACCGTGAGCGGAAAGCCGATTCCACTCCTGAATCTGAACCGACAGGATGGCGATAAGTATGAGTACAAATTGTTTAAGCGCGACGATTACAGTGGCGTTGAAGCAAAATGGTACGATCAGAAAAAGGCGCAGCAGAAAGGGATAACCGTCAACACGATACCGCCAGCAACACCGGCGGTGAACCCTGTCCATCCGGCGGCCAAAAATATCCCCACAATCGGGCAACAAGACCCGGGAAAAACCTATGTTTTTGGCAGCAATAAGAAGCTGTTCGTACTGAATACGCATTTCAGTAGCCAGGAGGAAGCAGAGGAGGCGGCTAAAGCGAAGTGGCAGGATCTGCAACGTAACCGGGCTACGTTGAAGATCCTACTGGCACTGGGCGCTGCAAAGCTGATTCCTGAAACGCCGGTCAAAGCCCAGGGCTTTAAATCGGTCATCGATAATCAAAAATGGCTGATTACCAATATCGTGCATACCATCGATAAAAGTGGATTTACCACCTTGTTGAACCTGGAGGTGATGGTTGAAAACGTGGATTACGTCTTAGTGGAAAAACAGGCGGGTTAGATTAAGTCTAATTTAAGTTGCTTTTTGTTTAGTCTTTGGCTAATGTTGTTGTATGCCAGAGAGGAGAACCACCATGATGCATTGCCCAAAATGTCAGACCGCCGCCCATACGAAAAGCAGTCGCTACGTTTCGAAAGAGACGAAAGAACGTTATCACCAGTGCCAGAACATTAACTGCAGTTGTACCTTTAAAACCCTGGAGAGCGTGTCCGGGATTATCGTCGAACCGGCGCAGATCAATACGGTGCCGATGATGGCAAAAGGCAGCAATAATCCGTCACCGCAGCTGCTGTAAGCCCAACCCGCGAAAGCGGGTTTTTTTATGGCTGCGGCCTGGATGGGATCGCTGGGAGATGAGGCTGAAGGCCAGCGCGCCGTTGACGTTTAAGGGGGCGACAGCGCCCTCTGGGAGTTCTGTTAATAACTGTACGGCGGGTAGGGCGCGCGGACCCTTGGGGACAGTGGCAATAACTGTACGGGAATGAAAAGATTTCAGGAGTGTCAGCACGACAAAATATATGTCCAGTGAATGGAGATGAATTGTGGCGGTATTTTCGGCAGAAGAAAACTCAGGGTTATAAAGCATTTTGGCACTGAGAGTGAGTCAACAGTGATATTTTAAATTTTGCATGAGAATTCCCTTCTTCCCTGCGGAAGAAGGGAAGGGTCCAAAATCAGTGAACGATATGTGTAAATTTGCTCTCTATCATCACCAGCCCCGACTCTGTTCGCAAAAAGCGCGGCGCGGTTAAGTCATCAGCCATGATGTTAACCATCTGGAATAACAAGCCCGTGATATGTTTTTGCAAGTCTGCCGGGGCCTGCTGATTCAGCAATACTAACGTTAACGCGCTGCAATATTGCCGCATCTCTTCCGAGTCTATCAAATCCTTGGTGCGACAGGCTTTGTCATCACCTTTCTCCAGCGTGAGGCGTTTAATCAGGTGTTCTGGCAGTGGTTTGTCTAACAGAACTTTCAAGACTTCCAGTGCAGCCAGCAGACGACCGCACAGCGCCATGCGATCTACAATATCGTTACATTCAACCAAGGAATCTACATAGCGCACGCACGTATCCAGCACCTGAAAGAGATCGTGCGTGGTGCCGAGCGGCGTTTTCAAGAGGTTTGAGATCGCAGATTCGATAACTGGCTGAATGTCCACGATTTGATGATGGGCGGTTGTGTTACTATCGGTGTTAGCCATAGCGTTGTTCCTTAACACTGAACGTTGTGGTTAAACGCTCCGGTATGTGTTGCATCACTGCCGGAGCGTTGCTCTCTTAAAAGGCCTCGTGTTAGTGTGGTCTTTTATAAGGCTAAACTGAAGGAGTAGGTAGCCACATGTCAATAATAATGCGTGAAAAAAAACCAAGAGGTGGAGGCAAGTCCCCACAATTTAAAATGCGCATTGATCCTGCCTTGAAAAAACAGCTCAATGAGGTTGCAACTGAAGAAGGAATTAGTCTCGCAAACTGGTTGAAGAATTTGGCGAGGGAGGCGTTAAAGGCAAGGGGGATTGAGCCGAAGGGATAAATTTGTGGGTGAAATGTTGAGTTAATTATATGTGTAGTAAATGGAAAAAGCTAAATTTCGCTATTGTGAAGTTTTTAATGTGGCCATTACAACTTTGATAAAATAGCTGAGGCTTTGATGGAGTTTGAGTAAATGAAGCTTTTTATTGTATGGTTAATGCAATCTTTTTTCTATCTTGCACCGATTATAGCCAGTGCTTTTGGCGCTTATTTTATTGTGTTATTTTTTCCATTTTACCCAATGGGGTTTGTCTTTTCCTGGGTCGGTATCGTTGCTTATCTTTATGTAAGATATAGTAAGTGTGTTTAATTTTAAATAAAGGATTTATATCTACCATTTTAAATGCCTCACAGTAATATCGTGTTTTGCTGCAACCTGTTTATCGATGTAAGCGAAAAAAATTGAATGTTACCCCAGCAAGTCATTTTGAAATTTTGGCTAACCTTACAAGCTTCATTTTCGTTAGACTTAAGTCAGTGAGCAAGTGATTATGAGGTCCCAATTTGAAGTGAGTGAAATCAGTAACTTACTGATCTTTATCTTTTCTTTAGACCGAATAGCAACAGAAAGCGTTGAATAGCGTTGCGCTCTGCTGCCACTTTGCTGCCACTGTTTGTAGGGAAGCTGTAATCAGCATTTTACAATACTCATGAAATCATGCTAAAGATTAAAGCTAATTGAATTAAACTATTAAACATTCTTTGGAGGGACCCAATGAGTCAAATGCAAGGTATCATTGAAAGCAATTTGTTGATTAAAGTTAAGTTTTATAATTTACCGCATAGATTAAAGCTTTTAAATAAAGCAAATTACCCTAAAAAAGTAACAGATGAAATTAGACGCGTTATCAAAAATGGATGTAACATAAAAGGTGCGGACTTTGTTTTATACACTCTTTTTTATAACAAAGGGTATGGGATAACGCAGGCTGAGTTTGCTACAAAAGTTAAATCAATGGAAGATTTGTTATCATTACATATTGTTGTTTCAAATTCAACTATTCAGAAAAGATACAGAAGGGCACTTCCTCGTGGGGTGACTGATAATATAGGTGAATCTATTGGAATGTTAATTATTTCTCATTTCTATGGGATAACAAATGCTGACTGGGATGTTATACCAGAATCCAATAGGAATAAGACACTTGATTTCAGCTTAGCAATATCAGCTTCTGGGTTAGTACAGCTTGAGACGAAAGGAACGTCAGCAATTAAATTGGCAATATCAAAACCATATAATGATATATGCAAGAAAAAAAACGTAAAATCTGTAATAAATGGTAATTACAACTACGGGACTATCGCTACTATAGATCAAAATGAAGTGTGTTGTTATTTAGTCGACCCACCTGGTAATGATGATGAATTTGACGTTGTCTTTTTAAGGGTTTTTAGTAGGCTTCAATATTATCTTCGTATTTTAAATATAATTGCACCAGAGTCAGAATTGATTGAGGTTATTGATAAAAGACTTTCACAGCTTTTAAATGAAAGCTTTGACTATACGGAAGATATAAAATTAAAACCAAATTCAAGAGGTTCTTTTAATTATGATTCTGGTAATAGACCAACGTATTTTTTTAATGCCTATTATGATGGAGACACAAAAGGAGGATATGGTGGTAGATGTTTTTTTGTTGACTCAACAAGTTTGCTTTTTGTTGGTGTAACTAATGATTTATTAGTTGAAATTGTCAATCAAGATTTTGAATACATTTCGAGAGATATTAATTCTGAAGGCGAAAATGTAGAGGTTAGAATGAGTGTGCCTATTAACGCTCTTCATCGCAAAGATGAAAGTGGGGTTACTATAATTTCAGATGATCGTTTTTATAATGCGCATCAAAATCTAAACGTTGAGGGAACTCTCAATTTCAAGAACGGACTAGTTATAGGTGTTCTTGACTACTGATTATAATTCTGCGGATTGCAAGGGGTTATACCTTAGTGCTTCAGATAAGTGATCCGGCGCAAAATGTGCATACCGCATCGTTACCTTTATATCTGTATGTCCTAGTATTCGCTGAAGCACCAGAATATTGCCACCATTCATCATAAAGTGTGACGCAAAGGTGTGACGAAGCACGTGCGTCAACTGTCCTGGTGGCGTTTCGATGCCGGCCCGTTGTATCGCTTTCCTGAAAGCAGAATAACAGGGCGTGAACAGGGGCTGCGCTTTGCGGCTAAGAGGTAGTTCTGCCAGTAGTTTATCTGTTATCGGCACCGCTCGATTTTTCTTGCCTTTAGTTTTTACAAATATGATCTGGCCGGCACGAATTTGGTTCCCCTTTAAGCCTTCTGCCTCACTCCATCGTGCTCCAGTTGCCAGGCAGATTTTCACAATGGTTGTCAGGTCTTTGGATCGGCTCTTCTCACATTCGGTAAGGAGAGTTCTAATTTCCTCAATGGTGAGATATGCCATCTCTGATTCACTGATCTTAAACTCGCGTACATTCTCAAGCGGATTAGGCGCGGTCCATTCATCTAACCGACGCAACTCGTTAAACATTGCTCTGAAATACGCCAGCTCTAAATTTACTGTGCGAGGTGTAACTATCTTTACTCGGTTGGAGCGAGTAATTTTGCCGCTTAATCGCTGCTCACGATAAGACGCAAAAATTTTTGCGTTAAACTCGGTTGCGAGTGGGTTTCCCATTGCCTCGCAGGCAAAAGCCAT